AGAAGGATGTATCAGGCTTTTGTCTCGCGGACCCGAAATTCCCTGTCATTTACCTTAATAATGGCACAGCCAAAAGCAGACAGATTTTCACGCTCTTTCACGAACTGGCGCACATACTGCTCAATACTAATGGAGTTACAAAGCAAAACGACAAATACATAAACCAACTTGAAGGCGAACAAAAAAGAGTTGAGGTATTTTGCAATCACTTTGCCGGAGAGTTTTTGGTTCCATCTGCAGACTTTTACCATCAGGTTTCTATCAGTACCTTGGTGAGTAATCAGGCTGTCATCAGCCTGGCGGCCGACTTAGCAAATCAATATAACGTGAGCCGCGAGGTGGTACTTCGGAAGCTATTGGACAGAGACCTGGTTACCCAGAACTTGTACGACCAGCTGGCGAAGCAGTGGCTTGACGAGTATCACGCTCAAAAGGAGAGAGCCAAAGAAAAGAGGGGAGGGAACCCCAACGCCACTCATGCGACCTACCTCGGAGCGAAATATCTGGAGTTGGCTTTTTCCAATTATTATCAAGGGAAGTGCACCCTAGAACAGCTTGCGAGCCATCTTGATGTGAGATCAAAGCGTGTTACTGACCTGGAGCAGTTGTTTCTGAACAAGGTTGCGGCTTCATGATTTATGTAATTGACTCAAGTAGCTTTAGAGTGATAAGCCACTACTTTCCAGAACGTTTTCCATCCTTCTGGGGAAGATTTAATTCTCTTGTAGCAGAGAAAAGGATCATATCAGCTAGGGAAGCGCATAAAGAGTTGAACCACAGGATTAACAAGCAGCACCTTCTTGACTGGATTAGTGCCAACAGGCAAATCTTTCTAGTTCCCACACCGGAGGAGACTGAATTTATCGGACAGATATTCTCGATAAGGCACTATCAGCAAATGGTGAGTAAGCAAAACGTGCTAAAGGGGATGCCGGTTGCAGATCCCTATATTATTGCACTTGCCAAATCCCGTAATGGGTGCGTAGTAACCGAAGAGGAGCACAAGCCAAATGCGGCTAAGATTCCTAATGTATGTGAGCGCTTTGGCATTAATTGCATCAATTTCGAACAAATGATGTCACAAGAGGGCTGGGAGTTCTAGCCGGTTTGTCAAGGCTCTCCGTATCCGCCACGGGAACCCCAATAACCGCGCGGAGCCCGATTTATCCGATAGTATACTCGTCACGGTCGAAGTTCCATCGACCGTGATCCAGAACAACCAATCAGGAGGCCAAATGTCTGACATGTCCGATCAACCGTCACTCGATCCGATGCAGCCGACCCCCAAAAAGCCGAACAACCGCCGCACAATATTCCTCATCCTCATCCTCGCCTTTTTCGCCTGCGGCGCCTGCGGCATCTTCTCCGTATTTTTCGTTGACGACGACTCCACTACTAACGAGCGAACGGCTGAACTGGCGCAGGGGGAGACGCCGACGGAGTCAGACGTTGATCCTACCGATGAACCAGCTCCGGACCCGACCGAGGTATCCGCCGCCAAGCCGACCACTGAACCAACCGCAACGGCCGCCCCTACTGACACCCCGTCCCCAACCGACACCCCCGAACCCACGTTCGACACGACCATCTACGTCACCGGCCTCAACATCACCCTCGACGACATCCCGCAAGGGGAACCTGGCCTGAGCATCGTCCTCGCCGGCCCGCCCTCCAGGTTTGGGGCCGTGCCCGTCGTCGTCCGAAACAACACTGATGAACCGGTATATGACATTAAGATTTCCGCCACCGCCCGCGATGAGGCCGGCTCGGTATTAGGAACCGGCCCTGGTGATGATTTCGCTCCTAGCTACCTACCACCCGGCGGCATTGCCTTCGGCCGTGTACTGTTCGGCGAAACCCCCCTCGACGGCGCGACAATCGAATACCTAATCACCGGCGACGACACCACCGGCCTGATATTTTCTAATCGCGATCTCGAGGTCATCGAACACAACCTCGTCAGCGGCAACGTCGTCGGCCTTATGCTCAATAACCACGACACGCCCGTCGAACTCATCAACGTCGCGGTCATATGTTTCGACGATGCAGGCATCCCCACGACCATCCGCGACAGCTATACCGACCAGGACCGCGTTGAGGCCGGCGCGGAGTTACCATTCAGCGTAGATCTCCTGGGGGACGAGGCCCAATGCGGCCGCTACTTCATCACCGGCGGCGGCTGGCGTTCCGATTAGCTCTCGTTTGCGCGCCAACAAAAAAGAGCAGGGCCATCCCGCCCTGCTCTCCCCATTTCTCCACTGACCGGAGGCGACTCCTGTCGCCCTACAGCGCCGTCCGGTCGTTCTGCACCACCACCTGGAAATCGGCCCCCAGCGTCGCATCGTACTGGCTCTGAATCTCCAGCGTGATCGTCCGGTTGGTCCCCTCCAGCTCGCCCCAGTCCGTGAAGTTCAGCGGCCCGTAGGTGTCCACCTCCACGTAGTGGTAGAATCCGGTCTCGATCAACTCACCGTTGTGGCGGATGCGCAGCTTCGAATACGTCCCATTCTCGAACAGCTTGTACTGATCCATGTCGGTCAGTTCCAGCGTCACCCGCGTGGTGATACTGCGCTTCCCACGGCCGACTCGCTGGTACGTCAGCGCTCCGGTCGGCCCCACCGCCAGGTGCTTGTAGCCATAGTTGACCGGGATCACGTGCTCGGCCGAAATCAGCCGCCCCGTGATCGCCGTCGTGCCGATGCCCGAACTCGTGTCCAGCCACATCTGCATCGACGCGCCCGACACCAGCGGCGAGGCCGCGATGGCCGGGAACACCGGCGCCACCTTCTCCAGCGTGCCGCCGCCCACGTAGGTCGTATACGAGGTCGAATTGATGCCCGCCAGCTCGACGGTCGTTGCCGCCGGGTTTGCCACCGTGAACACCAGATCGTGCAGCTCCACCATTTCGCCGCCCACGACCCGCACCTTGTCGCCCGCCAGAAGCGAGTGCGTGCCGATGGTCACCTCGGCCGGGGACGCCTTCGAGATCGCCGTGATGGTGTAGGCGTCGTAATCCTGCATCTGCGTGCGGCCGCTCACCGAGATCTTCGACCCGTCCGTGCTCGACGCGTCGCCGGAAATCGTCAGCTCGTCGATCGTCCCGAAGCGGCCCTCGAACATCTGCACGTTGCGGTCGCCCCAGAAGATCGTCGCCGTCTTCAGGTCATTGGTGGTAATCGCCGGCTTGAACGTCCACAGACGAGAATTCGTCGCGCCGCCCGGCGTGGTCGGCTGCCCGGTCATGTTGCCGGTCACGCACATGTTCAGCAGCACAGGCAACAGGTACACGTCCAGCGGCCCGTCGCCCGACCACTCGCTCCACTCTCGCGCCACCTTCGACCGGTATGCCCCGACCAGCGTCCCGCGCGCCTCATCCGGCCGGTACCACTCTTTCACCGGCTTCAGCGTCCCGACCAGGCTCGCGTAGTGCGTCGGCTCCACGCCGGTCCCGGACGTCGACTCCAGACCCAGTAACAATGCCTCAAATGGAATCTCAGCCATTTCTCGCTACTCCTTTTTTCCCTTAGCGCCCCCGGCGCGACCTGAACCGGCAATGACAAAATCATCGCCGGCGCCCTCAATCACTCCGACCTCCGGGTCAGGCGTTGCGGTCTTGTTCGGCCGCTTCGCTCGCCGGTACAATTTTGAGTGCTCGACGGCCGTCCGCAGGTCCTCGTGCAGCCAGTCCACGTCCTGTTGCGTCAGACTCCTCGCCGGCACTCCGTCGATAAACTCGCCTTTTCCCACGTATTCCCACACGATCTCATCCATAAATCTCTCCCGAGTGCCCATGCGCCGCGCGCATTCTTATGCGCCCATCGGCTGCGCGTGTTTCTGCTGGATGGTCAGTTCAAGACGCATCCCCCAAAACTCACGCGTCGCGTCCAGATAAACGTGACCGATCGCGTACCGGAACAAGCGCCGCATGCCGCCCGTTGGCTCCCCGATGATCAGCGCCCGGCCGTTCAGCGATTGGTTGGCCCACAGCACATCCGCGAACGCCTTCGGCCAGTTCCTCGCCTTCAGCATCGCCGTGGCAGCGTCGGCGTTGAGCGTCATCAGCGGCCCCTGTGCCGCGAAGAGCAGCCCCTCGGCTCGCCACTCGTGAATGCCCAGGCCGTCGGCCTTGCGCTGCCAGTCGTTGGGCGTGTTGTACAACTCGCTCAACACGAGGAACGGCAGGGTCGGCGTGTCCGGTATCAGGGCGAACTCGTCCGGCAGGATATAGCCCGCCGTCAGCGCCGGCTGTCCCGCGGCCGATGCCGTCATCAGGATCGCCTTCAATTGCGCCAGCGCATTGGCCACCGTGTACTCTGCCATCGCCTAACCCTTCGGCCACTTCCGCAGCGCCTCTTCCAGAAGGAGCGCCAGTTGCATCACCTGCTCGTCGATCCGCTCGGCCGCCTGCCACCATCGCCCGCGGTGCATCCAGGCCTGGTCCTCGCCCACAACCATCTCGGCCGCCTCGTGCGTATTCTCGAAGGAGAACATGCCCGGACCCGCCTCCCGATAACCCCAGCTGCTCCCGAATCGGCCCGTCCGCCGGTAGTCCGACCCCGGCCGCTGCGCCGCGTAGTTCTTCATGCCCCAGAGGTGCGTCATGGTCGTCCGGCCGGCCCACTCCCGCATCAGCGGGTTAAAGTAGACCGGCAGGTTCTCCACCAGCGCCAGCGCCGCGGCGATTTCTTTCGCGTTCTCAACCCCGAACTCCAGCTTCATCCCTACCGCCCTCTGTATCCCGGAGCCACGGTAAACATCGTCGGCCGCGACGGCGTGGCCTCGCTCGGCGTCAGCAACATCGCGATCTCCGCCTCCGCCCGGCTGCGCAGCTCCGCCGCCTTCTCCTCCGGGTCGAACGTCTGCCGGCTGTAGCTGAGATCCCGCGTCTGAACGCTCATGCTCGTGATCCTGACCACCGAATGCGCCAGCAGCGCCGCCGTCAACCACACCAGCGCCCGTTTGACCCGCTTCAGGTCATCCCCGGTCTTGCTCGCCGCGTCTGGAACCCGCCGCAGCAACTCCCCCTCGGCCGCGCCTGCGAAGATGTCCTGCGCGATCGTCGCATCCGGAAGCTGCTGCGCCGTCAGACTCACGTCCAGCGCCGCCCGGATAGCCGGGTACTGGTCAGAGGTCAGAATCGCCATCGCCTATAGCCCGCCCTTCCGCGCCGAGGCGCTCTTCCTGGGCCTGGGCGGCGCGGCCGGCTCAACGACGGCCGCTTCCTCGGGGGCGCCTTCATCGACGGTGGGCGCGATTGCGGGTTCCACCAGTACCAGCCTGCCGTTCCGCAATCGCGCCTCCACCGCCGGCGTCATTGCCACCTCGAACTCGCCCGGCCCGGCCAGGAACACCTCACCGCCCGGATGGGCCGGGTGGCGCTCCCACAGCGCCACCGTCGGGTCGCCCGGATCACCGATACGTACCAGGATCGTCATCAGGCAGCCGCCTCCACCGCCGCCAGCGTCGCCGCGGCGATGCCGATCGCCTGCCAGGTCGTCGCCGACGTGCAGATCACGATCACCATCGAGTTGGCCGCGATGGCCGACTCCGCGTTCGCGCCCGTGCCGCCGTTGATGGCCACCGTCGCCGGCGCGCTCGACCGCAGCTCGTAGCCCGTCGCCCCGTTGCGCAGGATGACGATGGTTCCCGGCGTCGGCGTCGGCAAGGTAATCACCTTGTTCGCGTCGTCGCTTGTCACCGTCACGAACTGCAGCATCCCTGCGTCGGCGATCACCCCGGTCGTCCCGCCGGGTGCGGCCGTTGCCGTTCGCGCCGCCGTCGGATACGCGGTGATCTGCCCGGTCAGGTTCCCCACCAGCGCCGCGGCCACAGACGCGGCCTGAATGGCATCAAAATTAGTCGTGCCCACGTCCGCCTCCTTACGCCTAGGCGTTCACGTTCAGAATGCCCATCGCGTTCTTGTCGATGATGGCAAATCCCTCGGCCTCGGTCACAACCAGCACCTGCACCTGGCGGGTGATGAACTGCTCCACCTCGGTGATCGTCGCGCCGATGTCCACGACGCGCTCGATGGCGAATCGCTTGTCGAACCCGACGATCTTCAAAGACGGCGCGTCGCTCGTCCATCCCAGAGCCACGCTGTCGCGCAGCGACGGATTGATCTGGGTGAAAGCGCCGAAACCGGACGGCTGCTGCACGTTGACGAGCGGCACGTTGGCCGAGCCGGTGTTGAGCAGCATCATCTGCAGCGCCACCGCCTCCTGCGCCAGCGCGCCGGTCAGGGAGAACGGGTTGGCGAACTTCATCTTGAACGCCAGCCAGCCCTTCAGGCTCAGCGTGCCGGCCGTTGCGGTCGAGTCCAGCGTGGTCAGGTTGTAGGTGGTCGGCGCATTGCTATTGCCGTCCCCGTTGACCATCACGTTGATGATCTGGGCCACCTTATCCACCTCGGCCTGAACCGCCATGAGGCGAATGTGCAGCGCCAGCTTGTCGATGCGTTGCCGGCGCAGCTGCTCGTAGGTTGCTTCCAGCCCGCGGCCGTACTTGAGCAAGTCGATGGTGTGATCGCCGCCGACCAGCTTCACTCGTGGAACCTCGGCCCCCTCGGTGACGCGGGTCATGCTGGTCTGCGTCGAGTCATTCGTCAGGTAGTACGCGCGGTACTCGCTGGCGTTGATCGGCGTGGTCAGGGCCACAAGCTCGCTCACCGGAATCGCCGGGGACACCATCCCGTCGATGCGGGCCGACTGCGCCTCGGCATACGGACGCTCCCACGACCCGGCCACGCCGTCGCCCGACGTGTACATTGAGCGCGTGCTGAACGGCCGCCCGGTCTGGACTTCGCGCCAGGTGCGCAGCAGCCACTCGGGAATCAGCGCCCGGGTCTGCTCGGTGCGATTGAACTCCTCAAAGGTGCTCGCCTGCACGCCATACGCCGGCACCGCCTCCACGCGGATGTCGGCCGCCTGCAGCACACGTTGGAAGGCGTCCGTCCCGTCCCGATACTCCGCGCTCGGGTCCTCCTGCTCCAAAAACGCCGACAGCGACATGCCTTTCTCATAGGCGGCGCGGTAGACGTTCAATCCCATCTGCCGGAGCAGATCGGTTGCTTTCGGCTTCGTTTCAATGCCCATTGTTTCCCTCTCCCTTAATCCTTCGGCTTAATCCTTCGCCTTAATCCTTCGGCTTAATCCTTCGCCTTAATCCTGTGCGTCACTCCGACGCTTAAAGAGTCACCACCACGGCCGTGGCCGTGCCCGCGTTCTCGATCCGGCCGCGGCAGGCCAGCAACTCGGCCGCCTGCGCCGAATCGGCCGCCCGCACATAGCCCTTGGCATTGCCCGCGCCCAGGTCACCCACGATCGGCGCGTTCAGCGTCAGGGTCGCCCCGTCGCCGCCCGGCAAAGTCATCGTGCCCTCGGTCTGGACGGTCGCCTTGTTGTCCGCTTCAACCTTGATCAGCTTTCCCAC